TTCCCCGGAGGAGCAGGAGACTTTATCCTTATGGGAATGATTTGCAACCGGGCAATTGCAAGAAGCAAAAAAAGCAACGGGAAAAAATAAGTGGCAATAACGTCTTACACCACACTGATTAGTGCTGTAAAGACTTACTTGAACAGATCTGATATTTCCGATGACCAAGTTAAGGAATTCATATCACTTGCTGAAGCATCTTTTAACCGGGTACTTAGAACGAGGAATCAGTTAACTCGGAGTACTTCAGACGTTTCAACTCAGTTTGTCACGCAACCCACTGATCTATTAGAGTTGTACAATATCCAACTTAACTCTGATCCTATAGTCAGGCTTGAGCAGGTTTCTTTATCTGCAATGGATGCACTTAAAGCAGCGTCTTCAACAACAGGCAAACCTCTTTATTTTGCAATCACAGGAAGTGACCTGGAACTGTATCCTGCGCCCGATACTTCGTATGAAATTGAGGTCATATATTATGCAACTATTGATCCACTTACCACCTCTGCTGAGACAAATTTTCTAATAACGAATCACCCGGATTTATACTTGTTTGGATCTTTAGTTCAAGCAGAACCTTTCCTGATGAATGATGAGAGAATTGGTATTTGGGGAGCATTACTAGGTAAGGGTGTTGAGGAATTAAGAATTTCAGATGAGAGATCGCAAACTGAAAGCGGGACTATAGTAATGAGGCCAAAGCGCAGCCTTGACTACGGGGGTTGGAAATGACGTTAGTTATTGATCAACAGAATTATACTAAGCAAACAGCAACAGCACTAACTTTTAGTAAGCAAACTGGCACGACTGCAACTTACACTGGGGCAACGTCTACAACAATAACATATGATCCTCAAGAAAGAGTAGACGGTTCGTTTTATGGTACAGACATTTATGGTCTTGGGGACTACGAGACATTTAGACCGTTCATTATAGGGAGAGTAGAATAATGGCAAATACTTTTACAACTAACTACAGTTTGACAAAGCCTGAAAATGGGGGTGCGAATGATACTTGGGGAAATCTGCTGAATTCCAATTTCGATGACCTCGACTCAAATTTATTTTCCAAGATTGACAAGACTGATCAAAAAGGTGTGACACACACTTTAAGTTTTTCAGGAAATAATATTACAACGGGAACGACTTCCGGGTTTAAAAATTATGTGGCGGGAGATCGAATCTATATTGCAAATGCTTCAACCAATGCTGTCAATCGAGGTGAATTTTTAATAGAGAATGTTGTCTCAGATACTGTACTGGATCTCCAAAGGGCAGACGGGTCAACAGATGCAGGTTTTACAACAGAGTCAATTTCCTCAGTTGTCTATTTAGTGACCCTTCCTAAATTTACTAGGCAAGGTCTTACTCAGCTTACAGGTGAAATTAAACTTTTTGCAAGTGTTACTGCTTCTGTTATTCAAAATTTAGGATCTATAACTTATGCAGGTGGAACGAGATATTTTTGGTTACCGTGTGACGGTTCAGCAGTTTCAAGAACAGTCTACGATGATCTATATGATGTTGTAGGAACAAGTTTTGGAGACGGTAACGGTTCAACTACTTTTAATGTCCCAGACTTCAGGGGTAGGACTCCTGTAGGAACAGGAACAGGAACAGGTAATAATCTTTCTGATGCAGACGGTGGTTCTGAGCCAACTGCAGGTTCAGCACTCACTGCAAGAGAATTAGGAGAGTGGGGAGGACAGGAAACTTTTGCAATAGCTGAAGCAAACTTACCTACTCACGTTCACGCACAAAGTGAGCATCAGCATGATTTTTCATTTGCTCATACTCACCCTTATACAAATCCTACTGTTGGCACATTAACAGTAGCTTCAGATTCAGCAGCAGGGGTTTCTTCTGACGGGACAGCATATGAATATCCAACTGTAAACGGGGGTACTTCTGGTGCAGCATCTGTTAGTACTGGGACTACTACAGATATGGACCCAGCAAATACAGGTAACGGTGGATTTGCAAATACAGCATTAACTTTTCAGCAGAGAGCAATGCCTTTCCTCTGCGTTAACTACATAATTGCAACTTAAATGGCAGACGCAAGCACAACTAATTTAAGCCTTACTAAACCAGAAAGCGGGAGTAGTAAAGGAACGTGGGGAACGAAGCTGAATGCTAATTTTGACGTTCTTGATAATGCTGTAATTTTAACTAATACTCAGACCTTAACAAATAAGACTTTAACAGACTGCGTAGCTAACACTCAAACTGCTTCAGACAACTCAACCAAAATCGCTACAACTGCATACGTTGATGCACAGGTAGCTACCACTAACGAAATTAATGAATTAACTGATGTTACTATTACCAGTGTTGCAGATAATGAAGTTCTTGCCTATGACAGTACTGCAAGCAAGTTTATTAACCAAACTGCAACTGAAGCAGGACTCGCAACCGAGGCAGGACTTGCTGCTCGAGTTGGTACAGCAACAACAGCAGCGCAGGGAGTTGGAACAGGGAACTCTCCGAGTTTTGTTGCAGTAACTTCAAATTTAACAGGGAACGTTACTGGTAATGTTACCGGGAACGTAACAGGGAACGTAACAGGGAATGTTACTGGGAATGTAACAGGAGATCTAACAGGAGATGTTACAGGAGATGTTACAGGAGATGTTACTGGTGCAGTTACCGGGAATGCTGATACTGCCACCACTGCAACAAATATAACTGCAGTAGCAAATAATTCAAGTGACGAGACAACATATCCCACCTTTGTAGACGGTGCAACTGGTACTCAGGGAATCGAAACAGATACAGGATTAACTTATAATCCTAGTTCAGGAATGTTAACTGCTACCGGGTTTACAGGGGCATTAACTGGCAATGCATCTACAGTAACTACAAATGCGAACCTGACAGGGCATGTCACCTCTTCAGGGAATGCAACAACTCTAGGATCATTTACTGTTGCCCAATTAAGTTCAGCTTTGTCAGATGCTACTATCTCAGGGAATAACACAGGTGATCTAACTAACGGGATTGCGAATACAAATAATGTTGTGGTAGATCATGCATCTGTTGCAGATGATGATTATGCCAAATTTACTTCTTCAGGATTGGAAGGACGATCCAGTTCAGAAGTAAAAACAGATCTTAGTTTGAACAACGTTGAAAACACTGCATTATCTACTTGGGCAGGATCTTCAAATATAACCACGGTTGGAACTATTGGAAGTGGAACCTGGCAAGGTGGACAAATAGCAGATGCTTATATTGCTTCTGCCTCTACTTGGAATGCTGCCTCTGTTACTGAGGCAGATGTAATAGCCCTTAGTGTTGCTTTAGGATGATGAAAGGAAATTAAATGGCAAATACTTTTCGTATGACAAATGAGACGAATGTGTCAACAACAATTGAGAATATTTACACCGTTCCTTCATCCACAACAGCAGTGATTTTGAGTGTAATGCTTTCTAATAAAGGAACAGACACAATTAAGGGGGATGTTCAGATAGTTTCAACAACTGCAACGTCAGTAAACTCAGGGGCAGCTAATGCTAATGAAACAACATATGTAATTAAAGATGCACCTATTAATACTGGTAGTTCACTTGAGATAATGGGGGGCAATAAAGTGATTCTTCAAACCGGGGATATTTTAAAAGCAAAAAGTGATACAGCAAGTGCATTGGACATAATAATTTCGTATATGGAGATAACTTAAAATGCCTTATTTAGGGAAACAAGCTGTTGAAAGTGGTGCATTAATTAGTACCTATGAATTTGTTCAAGCTACTGACACTGCTTCTGGGACAACTTCGTTTGGTGTTGTATCAGGAGGAGGTGATTACGTCCGGGTTTTTCTTAACGGTGTTCTTTTAGTTGAAGGTGCTTCAAATGACTATACAAAAACAAATTCTGCTGTAGTTTTAGGTACTGCACCTGCAGACGGGGATATCCTGAAGGTTGATGTCTACTCTTCTATGAATGTTTGGGACACACTCCCGGCAAGTGGTGGAAGTGTAACTGGTGATCTTACTGTAACTGGGACTATAACTGGAAAAGGGATTTTACCTTTAGGGGCAATTATCCCAATAGCATCAGGTTTAACAAACGCATATACCCTACCCGGAACAGGCACAGTAGATTCAAACGGTTTTGTACTTTGTGACGGGGCAAGTTTCCACGGTGATTGTACATTAACAGGAAATGCTCCAACACTTACAGACGGGAGATTCCTTAGAGGCAATACACACGCTAATACAGGTGGAACAGGGGGTGCAGATTCAGTTGCACTGGCAGAAGCAAATATCCCTGAACACGCACACGCTTATGGTAATATTGCAGCATCAGCAGGTAACCAATCTGCTTCTCACAGTCATAGTTCTGGTGGAACAGGTAATGAAACCGCTAACCACTCACACAACCACGGTGTTACTAATTATGGTGCAGCAAACTTTAATACTGCAGGTGCTTGGTTTACTAGTCACTCTGACTCTAATCCTACAACAACTGGTGGTGCTAGTCACAATCATGCTGGATCAGGTAATACAGGTAATCAATCCGCAAGTCATAGTCACACAATAACGGTTTCAGGTAGCACTGCAAACTGGGGAACTGCCAGTGTAACAAACGTAAACACGTTGCCAAAATATTTACATGTTGTTTATTTAATCCGAGCAAAATAGAGGAAAAATGCCAAAAACAGTTACAGTTACAGATGTTAAAGTTACCAGAATAGAACTTATACCAGCAATAGGTAGTGATATGACTTATAACAACACGGTTTTACCGGGTGATCAAGATACGTCTGTGATTCATTATGATCTAGTCGATGCAGACGGTAATGTTATTAAGAATTGTAATACTTGGAAGTCAGTAAATACGTTATCTGCTGATTCAAAAAAACTATGTGATGATTATAAGGCTTCAATGATTACTAATATGAAATCAAGGGAAGAACTTTAAAATGTGGAAGTAATTGATAATTTTTTAAGTCCTGAAGAATTTGACAACTTACACTTATTAATAATGGGGAGAGAATTCCCTTGGTTCTTCAGACCCAATATTGATTATGAGGATGATGTAGATAAGTATCAATTTAGTCATGATTTTTATTTTGGATATCAATCACACTCTACATATATAAATGAATTAACACCTATTTTAAACAAATTAAACCCGCTATCTTTGATCCGCATAAAAGCTAATTTGTTATTAAGGACTTCAGAGATTAGAGAGAATTTATTTCATCATGATATTTCTGATTATGATGATCCAACAACCAGGGAGACAATTTATCCAGATAAACTAAAGCAACTATCTACTGCAATTTTTTATGTGAATACTAACAATGGTTATACTAAATTTGTTGACGGGGAAATTATTGAAAGTATAGGAAACAGAATGCTGATTTTTCCTACAAATATGCAACACAAAGGCACATCATGTTCAGATGAAAAAACAAGGGTTGTAATAAATTTTAATTATTTTAAATAAATGTGGAAGGTTATAAATTTAAGTATAAAAGGAAGTTTTTTTGGAAATCTTATTTAGTTAAGGGGCATAAGTTTGAAGAAAATCAAAATAAAATGGTCTTGTATTTTCCTAATGGTGGACTAAGAGAAGTTAAGAATTGGAATGATTGCGAAATAAAATTAGGAGTTGATTGGGTTGCTTTTACAAAGACCCAGATTAAGAGGGAAGCAGGGGAAAGTGACTAAGACAACATACGAAGATTTTATTCAAATAACAGATGATCTGTACACAGAAGAATTTCTAAGTGATGTTGAAAAATTCTTTGATTTGTTAGAAGAAAATAAATTAACAGGGCATAGTACTATTGAATCACCAATGGCTAAAAAATTGCGTGACGATGAATGTATTCACTTGCCCGCTCAACTAAATCAAGAATGTTTCCCGAAAGAATGGGTAGCATATTATTTTAAGTACTTAGTTGGATTAGTTGACGAATATACTAAAGAATATTCAATACCAGAACCTCTAAGTAGTTATGGGTGGAAGATACATAAAGTTAGAAAAGGACAAGGATATCATGCTTTTCATGCAGAAGTAGGACAAAGGAATTTAGGAATGCACGAAAGATGTCTAGCTTATATGACTTATATTCAAGAACCAAAAAAAGGTGGAGAAACAGAATTTTTATTTCAATCAAAAAGGGTTGAACCTAAGAGGGGAAGAACTTTAATTTGGCCAGCACATTTTACTCACGTTCACAGAGGTAATCCTGTATTAGAAGGTGAGAAATTGTACATTACCGGGTGGTTTCATACTAATTAAACGAGGAAGAAAATGGCATTAGCACACACCGCAATTATTTCAGAATTTCATGCATTTGAACATGTGTTAATTTATTGTGCATATGTTTTAATTTTTACATTTTTCTTTAAATTTTTATTCAAAAAGTTGGAGGGGTAATTTGTCTAGAGCAAGAGATGTTGCAGATGCATCCAGAAGTTTAAGAGGGTCTATTACTACTAAAACAGATACTGCCACACTAACTGTTGCAGAAGAAGGACTAATTCTAGCTAATAAAGCAACAGCATTTACAATTAATTTACCTGCGGTTTCTGGTAATTCAGGATTGTTTTATCATATTAAAAGCATCGGGGCAGGAGCAGTTACTATAGATGCTAATAGTTCTGAGACAATAGACGGGCAAACAACTCAAGTATTAACCCAATGGAATAACATGTACGTTGTAACAAATGGGACAACGTGGAGTATCTTATAAAGGAGAATTATGAGTTTTATTTCAAAACAACTTAAATCACAAATTGTTACCGCAAGTGGTTCCCCTGCTTGGACACGCCCTGCAAATGTAGATGCAATAATGCTTACAGTCGTAGGTGCAGGAGGTGGTGGAGGTGGTGGTAATAATGCTACCTCAACTACTGGCGGAGGTGGAGGTGGTGGTGGTGCTGTATTGCAAACCACAATGCCTGTTGTGGCTAATGTTAATGTGACTATTGGAGCAGGAGGAGCAGGAGGATCGGCAGGAGTTAATTGGAGTGGTATTGGTGGTGACACAACTGTTACTGACGGAACTACAACTGTTACAGCAAGTGGTGGTGGACGAACATTAAGTGGAACTGGTGGTATGCAACCCAGACCCGGAGTTGCAGGTGGTATGAATGCAGGAACAGGAGAAACACCAACCTTTGGAGGTGGAAATGGCGGACATAGTTGGGGTAAAGCAGGTAGAGGAGTTGATGCTTCTGCTAATAATACTGCAGGGACTGCGGCTGCTGCTAATACAGGTGCAGGTGGTGGTGCAGGATGTGGTACTGCCTCTGGTGGTGCAGGTGGTTCTGGTCGAGTTGTAATAACTTGGTATGAATAGGAGAAAAAAATGATTTATGTAGAAATTAAAGACGGTAAAGTAATAAATCGCAGTGAATGGGAAACTGACCCACCTGCTGAATTGGGCTTGATTAGAGTTGATAATCTTGATCCAGAACCGCAAATAGAATGGGACTATGATTCAAACACTAATAAATTTACTGATAATATTCCAGTACCAGACCTTGATAAATTATGAACCCCGCTGATCAACATTTTTTAAACGTTAATACACAATTTAATCCACACCCACCTATGCCTATGACAGACACAGGAGTACTTGATCAAGTTTTTTCAATTATAGACAGATACGGTGTAAGTCTCTTTACCGTCCTCTGTTGTTTTTATTTTATTATGTTCCTAACTAAATCAGCGCAGCGGGAGAGAGATGCTTGGCAGAAGAGAGACGAAGAATCTGACGAGCGAATACTAAATCTTGCAACAGCATCTTCAGACGCACTACTTCAAGTTAAGATTGCATTAGAGCAGAACACTCAAGCAATGCGAGAATTTATCAGATATAAAGACTAGTGGGAACAAACGGTAAAATACAAATTTATAGATTTTGGGGAAGGTTGATCCTTGCCCTTTTTATTTTAGTAATTTACGCAGGAACAATCTACTCACTGCTTTACCACGTTGAAGGATTAGATGATAAAAGTGCTTCACTCTCCCAGGTAATGGTAGGAGCACTGACTGTAGTTCTGTCACAGATAGGACAATATATGTGGGGTAGTGATAAGTCAGACGAACTAAAGGAGTCAACTTTAAAACAGGAGGAGAATAATGTTGGAGACAATGTTACTGAACACAATTAAAAGCTTAGTGGTAAGCAAAGCGCAAAACCTAGTTGCAGATCAGGTACAGGAAGCACTGAATGAAAATTTAAATGCGGAGCAGCTTCATGCCTTGGATGCAGTTGTTGATGCAATGCCAGAGAATTCTTTCAAGTCAGTTAAGGAATTATTTGGATGAAAATAAGTAAAAATTTTTCACTAAGAGAATTCACAAAAAGTTCTACTGCAGAAAGATTAGGAATCGATAATTCAATTAAAGACCAACAAACCCTCGTTAATCTGTGTGCCTTAACTCACAACATTCTACAACCTGTAAGAGATAAGCACGGTAGAGTTGACTGCAATTCGGTGTACCGTTGTCTTGACTTGAACCGGGCAATTAAATCCTCAGATAAGTCACAGCACGTTAAGGGTGAAGCAGGGGATATTGAGTGTCCTGCAGTTGATAACTTTGACCTGGCTTTTTGGATTGCCGGGAATCTTGAATTCGACATGGTCCTTCTTGAATTCTACACTAAAGGAATACCAGATTCAGGGTGGGTACACGTTAGCTTTAAGGCAGACGGTAGTAACAGGAACAAGCAACTCACTGCATTAAAGGTTAAGGGTAAAACAGTTTATAAGGAAGGTTTAATACGCTGATGCTCGTTGAACTAAAGGTACAACCTGGAGTATATAGGAACGGTTCTGTTCGTGAAGCCAAAGGCAGGTATTATGATGCTAACCTAGTAAGGTGGAAGAACGGTAAGTTAAAACCTATCGGTGGTTGGGCAAAGACAACCTCAACAGCAATTACCGGGAAGGGAAGAACTATGCTCCCTTTCTTGGATAATTCTGGGAATAGTTATATCGCAGTTGGAACTTCCTCAAAGCTTTACATTTATACAGGAGCAACAAGCACACCTTCGGACGTAACTCCTGATACCCCTATTGCATTTGTTGCAGGTAATGAGGTTTCTGCAGTTGGGACAGGTTTTGGTTCTGGTGGTTATAACGGCACTACTCTTTTAGCTTCTGCAACTTATACTGCCTCAACTATTTCTGCCTCAACTACTGATGATTCCTTTAATGATACTGCAAATGCATTCCCTACTACTGAATATGCTGTAGGTGATTTAATTCAGGTTAGTGGATTTAGTAACGCTGCTAATAATAAAGCTTATTCAACAGGAACTGCCTTAAGCTTCACTACAGATTATGCAACTAATAACAGGTTGACTACAAGTTCTGCTCACAGTCTCGTTGTTAATGATCCTGTTGTGTTGGACGGTGGAGATCTACCTGCACCACTTGTGGCGGGAACAGTATATTATGTAAAAACACAACCAACAACAACTGCAGTCACTTTATCTGCTACTGCAGGAGGATCAGAGATTACATTAACAGATAACGGGACAGGAACTTACACTATAACTGAACAAAACTCTCACAGAATTACTGCAATTACTGCTTCAAAGATTACAGTCGCAGGAAGCAACCTTACAACAGAAAGTGCAGGTTCTGCTATCACAATCTCAAAAGCAAGAAACTATGGTGATGATTATGCTGCCAGTGCAACTTCACTTGTTACAACTGCAAATGTTTGGAGTTTTGATATGTGGGGTGAGGTTCTGATAGCATGTTCAGATTCTGACGGGAGAATTTGGTATTGGAATCCTAGTGCAGCAAATCCCTTGAGTACAAAAGGATTAGTAGTTAGTGTTTATGCACCAACTTCGAATACTTGTATCTTAGTTAGTAAAGAGAGACACCTGATTGCATTTGGCGCAGGAGGAAATCCAAAAAAAGTTCAGTGGTGCACTTCAGAAGATTATTCAAGTGGATCAACTTCCACTAATAACGCTTGGTATCCTCAAGCAACAAATTCAGCAGGAAGTTTTGAAATTGATACAACTGGAAAAATAAAGACAGCAACAAAGGTGGGCAATATTATATTAATCAACACAGATGTTGACGCTCACGAAATGCGCTATATCGGTGCACCTTATATTTATTCCAGAAGGAAAGTGGCAGACAGTTGCGGAATTATCTCTAGGCAAGCTGTAGCTTCAGTTGCGGGTTTTGGTGCTTGGATGAGTTATAACGGGAACTTCTTTATTTATGACGGGAGTGTAAGACCTTTGCCCTGTGACGTTTCAAAACATATTTCAGATGATATAAACACTGTCCAGAGTGATTTAATTTATGCAACACCAAATTCATTGAATAATGAAGTCTGGTGGTTTTATGTAAGTTCTTCCGGGTCAGATATAGACAGGTATGTGATTTGGAACTATGCAGAAAACTGGTGGTCTATAGGACAACTGGAGAGAACAACTTTTTGTGACACTGGAGTGTTTAATAATCCTCTAGGTATAGCACTAAACGGTCACATTTATGAGCATGAAAGAAAAAGATCAGGAAGTGTAGTTAGGGAAGACGGTGTAGGTGAACCAGAGAATGTTAATCAGTTATCTGAGAATGACCGAACACTTTCTTTTGGTCTTAGTTCTGCTTCCACAAATGAAGATACCTTTGCCGAGACAGGCGCATTTGAAGTGGGGATAGGTGATAGGTTTGCTAATGTGAAGACTATGCTTACAGACACTACAGTTGGTGCTAATGCACTTTCGTTTAAGGTTTATTCTGCATTAAATTCTGACTCTACTGAAACCGAATCTTCTTTGTATGCATTAGGCACAGACGGTTATACTCACCTTCGAGAAAGCGGGAGACACTTACGCCTTAAAATAACTGCACCCTTTGATCAAGATTTTGAAATTGGTCCTTCACGAGTGGAGGTTTCTCCCGGGGGCCGAAGATGAAAAGTTTACCAGAACCACCAAGAGATTATAACCAGACTTATCAGGCAGAACTTAACAAGATCCTTACTGAACTTGATGAAAATATGTTGAAGCTTGATCAAGCAAATTACTTAGCTTCAAGGACAAACTCAGCAGGGAATATAGAAAATACAGGAGCAATTGTTCTGCAGTCTCCAAACGGGACATTATACAAATTAACCGTGGACAACGGGGGAGCAGTTTCAGGTAGTGCTGTCACTACAGATCAAACCACCAACCCCTATGTTACCTAAGTGGCAGACTGAACTAGAACGTTGCAAAAAATATTTACTCCCGGTATTTGAAAAATATAATTCTTACAACTGGGAAGACGTTGTTGAAAATGTAAGGCAAGGACGTTGGTACTTATTAACACTACCTAACTCAGCTTTGTTGATTGAGTTTTTAGAGTATCCAAGAAAGCGGGTTTTATATGTTTTAGCAGGAGGTGGTAACCTGGAAGAAATAATAAAGGCAGAAGATGATGTATTATCTATAGCAAAAGCAAGGGGTTGTGACGAAGTTGAATTCCGAGGAAGATTGGGGTTCGAAAAAATCGTAAAAAAAAGAAAGGGGTGGAAGAAGCAATATACTGCTTTTAGTATGAGTTTAAAAGATGTCTAATTTATTTGAATACCAAGAAAGATCACTTTTACAAGTAAGACCAATAAGTTCCGATGAAGAAAGATTACAGATTTATGAGGAAGCAAAAAAGGACGGTGGAAGAAATCCGCTTATGCCTACTCACGTTGTTAAGAAGGGGGGAGAAATTGTTGGGTCATTTTGTTTATACAGTCCAACTGTTTATTGGTGGATGCATTCAAAAAGAACAAAGGTGAGAGATTCACTTTCTTTGTTTCAGACAATAAGTGCTCTCCTTGCAAATGACGGTGTGGTAAATTTTATTCTCCCGTGCGAATCGGAGTCACCTTTCTTTCCTATATTATCAAAAAAGCTTAAATACTTTTGTGGTGTAGAAGGAGATGATTTAAGACTATTCATGAATAAGGGTTAACATGATAAAAGAACATATTAAGACACTTGATAATTTACGTCCAGAGGGAATCAGATTTCCTTTTAATCCTTTAAACAGAAACCTTTGTTTTTCTGGAGGTACTTATACAGGTGGTGAGGGAAATATTGTTGATGAATTTATGGGGATGTTTGACTCTATGGGGAGATCTCTTACTGGTGGTGGTAGTTCAGGAGGAGGGGTAGAAACTGCAGGGGGATTAGGTGAAGAAGATCTTGCAATGAAAAAGAAGTTGTATGATCAGCTTCAAACTTACCTAGGTCAAGAATACGAAGGATATGACCAACCAAGGTTTGCAGATCGTTCTCCTGAAGAACTTGCCTTGCTTAAACAAGCACAGGAAGGTCACCCAATGTTTGATAAAGCCTCTGAAGATTTAGGTTTTGCGAGTGATATTTATAAAACAGGCACAGGGTATGGTGTAGAACAACTTGACAAAGATGCTAGTGACCTATTGGCAGGTGATACTTACCGCAATGAAGTTAGAGATCAAATTTTAAGAGACATGAACCGTGGTGCATCTATGTCTGGAATGCGACTTAATGACCAAGCAGTTTTTTCGGGTGCAGGTGGAACGCATGATCGTGGCGGGACAAGTGGAACCGAAAGGTTATTAAGTAACCAGAACTATTTATCACAAGCAGGTGATGCACTTACAAAATTAAATTTTGGTGCATATCAGGATGCACTTAACCGGGCAAGACAACTAAATCTTGACAGACAAACTTCAGCAGGAATGTTTGGTCAAACTGCTCTTCAAAATCTTGGAATTGGGAGAGATAAGTTTGGATCTCAGCTTGGAGCATTTAGAGATGAAAGAGGAGATAGACAACGTGATCTTGATTGGGAGTATAAGAATTGGTTAGATGAGAAAAATTTCCTTGGGAAGAAACTTGGTTTTGGGTCTTCTATCTTTTCAGGTATGCCTTTTGAGCAAAAAGTCATTTCTCAACAACCTGCAAGCGGAGGTAAATAATGACTGACATAGAATATTTACAACTATATGGTGGCGTAGATCCAGTATATTTGGGATCAGATCCAAACCCTCTTTCTACATTTGGATCTGCCTATGCTGACCCGGATAGAGCAGGTATAATGCCCCTTAGTAATTTAGGATTATCAAGACCTGTAAATTATACACCCTTTAAAAGTATTGAGGATGTTGCTAAATTGAGAACAGAAAGAGGTGTTCACGGTAGGTTAAGTCCAGAAGGGGGTAAAGTACTTTATGATCATCCTGCCTTACACGATAAGATACATAGTCCTGCAGGAGATTATAGATTACCAATCAAAAGGGGGGGTGAAGCTTTTGAGCAGGAAGGAAGGAACTTCTTAACAGCAACTGATCGATTTTATAACCGTGACAGTTGGAATGCACCGACTAGTTCTGTTAGTTCTAATTTTGCTTCAACATTCCCTGGACGAATGTCTGGTACTGAGTTAGCTCCTTCTTATGCTCCACCTGTTACCGTCCCTACTGGTTCGAGTGGTCTTCTTTCTCTTGATGCAGCAGCAGGAATGCCTTATTCAGGGGAAGGAGTTACAGAAACTTTAGCAGCAGAAACAGCAGCAGATTCAGCATCTGGGTTTGGAGGTGTTGAAGCATATATTGCCAACCAAGCACTTAATTTAATTGATACTCGAGACAAGAATAAAGTAATAGGTGAAGGTAGTTTGAGTGGGATTACAAAAGGTGCAGGTAAGGGTGCTCTTACAGGATTTACACTTTCGGGGGGGAACCCTTATGGTGCTTTAGCGGGAGGGGTATTAGGTGCACTTGGAGGAACTAAAGGTTATTTTGATTCAACGACACCACCTACTATTTCAATATCTGGAATTAGACGAGGTGGTGGTATTAATCGTGGTCTTTTAGGAGGTGCTCTTTATGGCTAATCAACCCGGATTTTGGAGTGAAGAAAATTTCCCTTATATGCCTCTCCTAGCATTAGGTCAGGCAATACCTCGAGGATACCAATATCAATCCCAAATGACTCCTTATAAGCGAGATGCAAAAGGAGATTGGGGACGGGCTATTAATGAAAGCATAGATCAGTTCTTTGCAATCTACCCT